CGGCTCAATCTTCCACCCGCAGTTGGTTGGGTAGTCGTACCATTGGGCCAGGTCATCACCTTGTGGGTTGCCCACATTATGCGCTTCAAAAACTGCCCCCGCAAAGTCAGCCAATACCCCATCCATGTCCCAATAAATGGTGTTGCCACCACCTACGCCTTGCTTTTTGTTATTCATAATAGTTGCTCCTTAAGTCGGCTGGATTATTTCAGCCTCAAGTAGTCGCTTGCTCAAAAACTCTGAGCGCAATGTTTTCAAATTCACGTGTCCGCCACACATAGGGCAGACAACGTTGAACCTATTCGACGGATGTTCGAATTGAATCCCGCAGTTGCTACACTCAATATACAGGATGTTCTTACCATATGTCCAGCGAGCGCCGACGAGAGTCATGAGGCTATGCCTAACTATTGATTCGGCATCCCGAACAACAAACCCTGTTGTCCGAAGCACTAGCGGTACAGCAGTGACTGCACACCCGCTTACCACACCCGTCACAAATGTATGCGCCATATTCTACGCCGCATATTTCGCACAGGTTTTTTTCGCACAGGTTTTCATTGTTTTTTGTCTCCTCCTCCTCCTCCACCGTCGAGAAAGACAAACCTTTCTCTTCTCCGGGCTTCTTCCCGGCGAGGAACAATAGTATTCCTAAACCATTCATAGCTTTGTTTCTCCCTATGTGGTTTTAACACACAGCGGGTGATCCGCGCTTGCGTTACACATTTCCAGAATCTCGTCTGCAAGTTCACGGGCCTTTTCCATATCTACAACCCCGCTCGGGCTCGAAAGCATCCCACATACCAGGCTGGTCATCAACATCATTCTGTTTGTCATGACTCTTCTTTCCTTTCCTCTTCTAGTTCCTTTACCCTTTCTTCAAGTAGCTTCCCATGAAGCCACAAATCCCACGCTGTTTGTCGACGCACACAAAGCCTGAAACCATCTGCTAAAATACGCGGACAACCGGCACGTCGAGGTCGATTAGTAGGTGTTCCTGGCGCCTGTATTCCAACTTCTCGCTTAAAGTCAGCTTGTCTCTTCTCTAGTTGTGCTTCAGTCATTGGTCGCTTCACTCCTAATTTAATTCAAAATTCTCACACGCGAATGTACCCGAGTGGACACATGTTGGGACATTTGCGCAATCGACGCATTTGCTTGGATGATGTTGTCTACATAACTTACCTGCAAATATTCGAACATACTTAGCGCCTTCGACGACGGTGTTGGGGCACATCATGCACTCCTTTTGACATATATTATATTGGGGCTCATTAAGGGGTTTCTCTTCCTCTTCTTTCTTCTCCACCTCCTCCCCTGTCAACTCCAACAATCGATTCTTTGCCTTCTCCGACCACACAGGCAAGTCGTCCAGCTCAGCGGGAAGATCCCCTGCGTCAATCATCTCTTTGGTGTGGATGAGGCAGTGGACATTCCAGAAGGCAGCAGCCAAATGATCTTCGTCGTCGAGCCCCACTGCAAACTTCAGCATGTGGCGCATGGCGCTGTTGTAGTACTCAGACAACGGCATCCCTTTCTCCCAGTTCCTGGCGGCATACTTTCTGGCGCCACGCTCCATGTGGATAGCCGCTCGAGCGAAAGCAAACGGAGAGAGGAGGTCATAAGCCCCCTTCACTTTATCATCCGCGCCCCTGTCCCTCACGGCCCCGCTCTCAAACTCTCGGCGGTGGCCAGAATCCTTGATCAAGGATTCGCCTGCGGCAGAGTCTTTAATCGAGGCATCGCCCTCTCTAGCGAGCGGGGCAACGATTGCGCCGGTCGACTCGAAGATGGGCGATGCGTCGCTAGTGGATTCTTCCAGACCCTCAACAATACCGTCAATGACCTTGACGAATTCCTCTTGGGCCGTGCGCAGCCTAAGCTTGATAAAATACTCACACGATTCAGTATTCCAGTTTTCGACAGATGAGTCGGTTGCACCTAGTTGTAAGCAGATTTCACGCTTAATGTAAGGAGTCAAATCCACGGCAGCATCATTCTTCTCTGAGGGATCGGTGATAAAGAAAAACGTTCCATCACTTAATTGGACATCGACACCCCATACATCGACTTCATCGTCAGGTATCCGCTCAATCTTAGCGCTCTTTAGTGTCTTCGACATAATCCTCTACGCTCCTATCGTCTTCCTGGTCTCGTTCCTGCTGGCGTAATTGCCTGTATCGCTTTGTCTTCGGCGCGAACTTGCCTCTCGACCGTCGCTCTGCTTTCCATCGCTCGCTCTTTCGACCACCCTTATGCCTCTGCGTGTGGCTCATTTCACAACTCCACTCTTGTTTTTACGCAGATAGCTATGTAGAGATTCGCCATTTTCTATCGAATCCCAATAGGCTTGCGGCTGCTTGAACGACACTTGCTTTTTCTGTTTATGGCTAAAGAGCGCAGCTATTTTCCGTAAAGTAGTCTGCACCTCGTCGTCTAAATTAGCCGACTCCCGATCTTTCATGTCAAACCAATCCGCCAACAAAGATAACTTATCGGCGCAATCTCTAGCCTGCTTTTTTGACACTGAAATAGCGTGGCTCACGAGTAAACCTCCTCAACTGACATCTTCACACATCTCGGATACGCCTTGACACGAAGCCAATACGCACCCACGGCTTTTAGCATGTTCATCTGTATATCAAACGCACCGCCCGTCTCTTTGGTCGACGGGATGTTCATGTGACGGACCTGCTTTACTACTTCTTTGCACGATGGCAGGAGTACCCTCTCTGGTCTGATGCAGTTGAAGTAGTTGTGGTTGTGTCCGCCCCAAAACACATCCACTAGGCCATGGTCGGCTTGTTGCCGCTGCGTCTGGATCATACCAAGAGTCACGGGTGCCGCCCCACCTGTGCCGTGAAAGTATTTGATAGTTTTGGCAAACCTTGATGTTCCGCCGACCGTGAATCGCAACTTCACGTAACCACCGTAACCGCCGGCCAAAACCTGTGAGCCATCCTCCGCTCTCAACTTCTCGACCAACATCTTAGTGATGTCAACCTCATTGTGCTTAAGTATGGACGACTCGTGGTTGCCCTGGCTAAACATCACCCAGTTCTTGGCGTATGGTCTATAGAATTCTGCCGCGTTTTCGACCAAGGCATTCCAATAGTCATCTCTGTCCTGCAGCGCCTTGATCTTGCCCTTGTTACTGCTGCGCCTGTCGTTTGTTCCCTGCATTGCGTCGAAGCAATCCCCCACGTCGAAGATGAGTGCCTTTCGCTCGAGCGCTTCGTCGAGGAGTTCCTTCTCAAGCTTGACGTTAGCGTATGGCGAGTCATGATGAGCATCAGCCCGCACAAGATAGTGCTGAACCTCTCCGACCTCGAGCGGTTGCGACACTACAATACACTTAGACTTTCTCTCTACTGTGAAGTTGGGGGTAGTGGACTGAATAATATCAGTCATTAGATAATTCCTTCATTCCATCAAGGAATATTTTTCTACAATCCATACAGATTAGACTTGAAAAATTATGCTCTTCGCATATACCATTCTCATGGTCCACCGTTGTGGACCCCTTTAATAGACAAACGGGATCTTTGTTAAGTTCTTTTTTGCAGTCTGCACATTTCATCAACGTTCTCCCTTTATGCGCTACGCGCTTTAGTTGCCTCGTATTGTGTCAAGATTTTTTTATTCAATAATCTCCTCCAAGTTGTCCATTATGTGTCCACTGGCCGCGACCATGAGTGTGGGTTGTGCCTAAATACCCCTTATGCGTTTTTACCCAGCAATCGCAGCGAGTACAGTGAACATGTTCTGCTTCTTTGGTGTGTTGTAGTATTGTGGTCAGACCTTTTGTAGTACAGTAACAAACTGTTACGGTCATCATCCCTCTTACCTCCTACGTCGCCCCGCCAAACGTCGGCGGTGGCTTTGGTTTGTTTATCACTTCGTCTATTCTAACAGAAGCTTCCTTCATTGTCAAGAGGGAACCATCCACGCCTAGTTTGCGAAGAAATATCACCTGTTTAACTGTCGCGAGTTTCTGTTTCGCTCGAGCGAACAACCTATCGATTATCATAGAGGCGTGCCCTTTGCACGTAACCATGGTCGCGTCGATGCCAAACTTTCTGATAGCGCTAAGCTGCTTCTCTGACGCCGGGGCTTTTTCCCAGGCCATCAGCGGCACGTATTCCATAAGCGCGTCGTCGTGTAGGCACAGACTCCACTCGAGCGGATTAATAACCCTCTTTTTCCTTCTCTCAGAGGCTGCCAGGGCTTTAGCGAGCGCCTGTTCTCTATCTGCCTTGGCATCTCTCTCGGCGTCCAGGAGGTCTACTTCGCCATCCTCGACAGTAAACTTCTCCATGATCTCTTGGGCTTCTTTGATATCCTTGGCGACCAAGGACGCCGGCACGCATAGGTCGTGCCTGGTGGTCTGCCAGAGGAAATCCAAAATCAAAAGGTTTTCTTTACCGGGCGAAATCCGTGTCCCTCGACCAACTATCTGGGCGTATAGACTTCGTACCTTGGTCGGGCGGAGACAGACTATGCAGTCGATGTCCGGCTGGTCGTAGCCCTCGAGGAGGAGGGAGGAGTTGCAGAGGGCGGATCCACCATCCATTCGGTGGAACCATTCCAAAATCTCCGCCCTGTCTTTCGACTTGCCGTCGATGTGCAGGGCGCCAATACCCCTGTCGCATAGCAGCCTAGTGAATAGCTCCGACGTCGCTATGAGCGGCAGGAAGATTAAGGACTTACGCTTCCACCCGTGCTCCGCCACAGCATCCGCCACAGCTTCGAGGTGGGGACGGATACCCACATCAATATCTTTTGGATTATAGTCGCCGGCTGTGACCCTGACGTTACCCAGATCAACCGATATGGGGAGTAGCCTGGCCGATATAGGACACAAAAACTCTTCTTTAATGGCCGTCCTGAATGGGTATTCATAAGCTATGTTCTCGAAGATATCAGCGAGCGCTTTCTTGTCGCCCCTGTCAGGTGTGGCCGTAACCCCCAGCACCCGTGAGTTTCCGAAGTGGTCTAGTATTCTCTGGTATGAGTCGGCCAGGCAGTGGTGCGCTTCGTCGATTATGATTAGATCTATTGTGTTGGGATCCCATCGCTGTAGCCTCTTATCTGAAAGGGTTTGAACGCTTGCCACTATTACTGGCAGCAGGCTGTCGTGTGCTTGGCTGCTTGCTTTTTCCAGTGAACTGTGGAGGCCCGCTGCTTGAAGGAGTTGGTTTTGCGCTTGTTCGAGCAGTTCCGAACGATGGGCAAGAACCATTACTCTTTTTCCGGCCTCCGCTTCTTGCTTCGCCAGATGTGAAAAAACTATTGTCTTCCCAGTTCCGGTTGGAAGAACCAAGAGCTGACGCCGGAATTGTGACCAGCCAGTTCGGATTGCCTCCATCGCTTCCTTCTGATACTTGCGCAGTTCCATGAGTTACCATACTCCTATATAGGGATCTGATGTCTGATTGCCATGCGCCCGTTAAGACTCGAGGGGCGTCGAATTTCCTACAGTCATGTTTTAGCTGCTTGAGAAATGGCTCGGGGCAAATCACCTTCACTTGTTTGTTCAAAACAAATGGGCAGGGGGGGAGATCCTCGATCTCCACCCCTGCCAGCCAGGAACTCATCTTCTCATATTGTTCCCTGGACGTCATAATTATGCTCCGTGGGTTGCCTTGAAGTAGGAGTCAAACTCTCGCCCTACGTTCGCGTCAATCGGAGTGACTTCTCCACCACCCCACTGCGCAAAATCCCACTTGTCGCTTGTCTTGCCTTGGTAGGTCGAGTGTCGGCAGATAAGTTCGACGCCTGTTGCTTTCTCAGCGTCAAACGTCGGGGTAGAAATGGGCGGTGCAAAGCCGATCATCTCCAACTTGTCAGCCGTATACTTGCGGGCCTTCTCGCTGAGATAAAGGTACATGGTGCGAAGGAACTTCTCCTTGATATTGTCTCGCTCCTCCCATACCTCGCCCTTCTTAGAGTGCGTGATATTCCATACAAGCTTGACAAAAGAGGCCTTCTTTTTACCATCCACCTCTTCGCCTTTGCCGGCCTCGATACTCTCCAGTGTGCCCTTGTAGGCACCCTCTGGAATCAGGTCATTTCCTTTGTCTTCACTCATTGTGTATTGCTCCTTTGCGCATTGCGCGTTTGTGGGGTGATGAGCACCCAAGTTATTTCTTGTCTACTTCAGACTTGTCCTTGATATCGTACCCGCCAGGCCAAAGGTCATTCGGCACCAGTACGCAGTTCTCTTTTGCATACTCGATAGCATCCGCAATGGTCGACCACACCTTGGTAGGATTGTCGGGGATGTCAATTGCCTCGGGAAGGCCGAACCGGTTCTTTGCATCGTAGGCATCGCGCCGCTCAGTGTATACCACCCGGTCCGTACCGCCGATACCTTTCTTTCGGCCCTTGTCTTTACCGTCGTCAGTAACCAGAACGGACACATACTGCCCGTTAAAGATGGCGTCGAGCCATTTTCGTGTCGGACCCCACACCTTCTCGTGCATATCGATCTGGAACCTGTCGAAGTCGGCCCCTGTCGGATTCTTGTAGGGTTTAATGATGACGTGACCCAGGAAGATCACGTTCGTACCCCACTTCGCTTGGATTTGGTCGAGCAGAGCCAGGGATTCAATCCACGAAGGGATGGCCGCAGAGTATCCCTGCATGTAAGACATGAAGCCAGACTTGCCCCAGTCGCCGTTGTACTCATCTCGACACACCTTCTCGTTGTTCATGTGTGCGAAATCGCCAATTGAGTCGATGCTGAGATTCTCAATGCCTTCGGCGCCACCGTCGCGCATCCATTTGAGTGTTTCGATATATTCGTTCCAATCGGAGACCGGGCGAGGGGTACCGTCCTCATTCAGAAGGGTCATCACTTCCGGCACCCTGTTGTGCTCACGCAACACGGTGTATCCGGTCTCGCGTTTGCTCATAAGGATGGCAGCATTAGGGGCAAACGCCCCCATAGTTGTCTTGCCAAATCCCTCCACCGCCGCTAATAGCATTCGAAACGGCGTCTTCGTCTTCTTGGTTGCTTTGCCAAAAGCCAGGGGCTTCTTGGGTGCTTCCTCTGCTGCATTGCCAAATGGACTACCTGTCATAACTCTTATACCTCCTCTTTCTCTGTTAGTTCGGGATGAGCTGTCTCAATGACATGGAACTCTTCTGGCAAGTCCTCAAGCCCATCCCTCATCGGGTTAAACCCTGCCGTACACAGGGCTCTGAACTGACACGTCATTCCGGGCGACTTGCAATGTTTATCATTGCGTGGCCAACGGTTGTTCTTAATGCTTTCTCGCAGCGCCTGGCCCCAGTCCCAAAGATCCTGTTGGCCGTCCTCGAGGTCGTTGCCTATGCGCTGCACCTGTTCGCGCCGGAAATACTCTTTGGGATTCTCTGTGAGGATCGCTTTGAGTCTGGCACCGAACTCCTTAGGGGTCTCGGGACGCCTCAAAATAAACGAGTCAGGCCTGTCTTTTGGCTTGGTCTTGTAGGGCTCGCCATTTTTCTTGATGAGTCTTTCGCCCGACGGAGTCATCACTTGCGGCAGCTTATCTTCTGGGTGAAGGTGGTTGACTTCCTTCGGCCTTATCCCGGGCTTGCGAAGGACGTCGTAGAGGCAAGACTTGACATCGATACCCATTGCCTGGGCAGCGGTTAGGTATGCCGTCACCTGCAGATCAATGGCGAGGCCTTTCCAATAGTCTGCGCCAGGACCAATCTCGTCGACAGTGGTCTTGTGCTCACCGATGCAAATACCATAGTCTGGTATGTTAATGACTTTGTCAATAACGCCTTCGAGTTCGAAGGTGCGGCTTCCTCTACCTGTACCCGGGTTGACGAGAGGAACCTTAAATGCTAACTCAGAGTGGATTGGTTTGACTGGCGCCCCGGACCACCTGTTCCAATAGCCGCGCAGGAGAGCCTCGACCATCTCAATATCATAGAAGTACATCTTCTTTCCGCGTTCTGTCTTCGGTTCGCAGGAGAACCAGCCTTCGCGGACGGCACCGATAATTTCATTAATGGTAAGCATCTTATAGGTGGGGTCTTTGGCTTTGTCTCCAGCCAAAAGAGAACTTTTCGCCATCAAGTCCAAACCGTAATGTACACCCGTACCAATCCTGAGCGGCGATGGTGGGTCGACCATTCTAATCTTGCAACGATACGCGAGGCATGCCTTACGCGGACAGCCGGCGTTACAGCGTATCATACTGACAGTGAGTTTTTCTGGGGGTTTCTCAGACATTCGTCTTTGCTCCTTTGGTGCAGCTTTCGCTACCCCTTTATCACCGCAATCGGTGTCAACTCAGTGACGATCTCGACGAGGTCGCTTTGCTGAGCCATAACCTCGTCGATGTCTTTGTAAGCTCCCGGGGCTTCGTCGAGGTCGTTAGCATTCGTCATGGTGTGCTTGATGCCCTCCATAATCGCCTGTTGATCGGCAAGGTCTAATGTCTCTTTCGCTTTCTTGCGGCTCATCCTCCGTCCGGCCCCATGCGAGCATGACATGAAGCTGTTTGGATTGCCGAGTCCCTTGACAATGTAGCTCTTCGTACCTTGGGAGCCCGGGATGATACCCAGCTCACCAGCACGTGCCCTCGTCGCGCCCTTGCGGTGAACCATCACGTTCTTGCCAAAGTGGTTCTCAAGGGCCGCGTAGTTGTGGGCGATGTCGATGTTTTCCTTCTGGCTAGGGTTCATAGACGTGACAGGAAAGTGTTTCCACCCCTCCGCCCTACGGTTGTGAAACACATTAGCAAGCGCTGCCCTCACCTTGCACCCCATCTCAAAGCGATTGATCTGGGCATACCTGACACACCAGTTCATCTCTCGGATATACGTCGCGTGAGAAACTCCGTGTATATAATGCTCTCCCGGCATAATATCTGCCAGAAACGCCAGGTCGTCTTGCGTATCCGAAAACCAGGCGGCGTTCAGCTCTTTAGCTACCTTGTTATAGTAGTCAGCAATCTGCTTGCCGACATTGCGGCTCCCTGAGTGAATCATCACCCAGACCCACCCCTCCCCGTCTTTTTGTATCTCAATGAAATGGTTGCCTCCTCCTAAGGTGCCAAGCTGTTGGGTGGCGTTCTTTTTGTGCTTACCCGCAATAGGACACAGCCAATCATTAGGGAGTTGCCTGTATGTATATGGCGTCCTGGCGTGCTTTTTACAGCCAACCGGTACCGTGCTGCGGATGATGTCGATTATTTGCTCAAGACGCTCATAGGTTAGGTCGTCAGCCGTCAGCACGGTCCTGAAGGCATAGACGCCACATCCAATATCAACCCCTACAGCGTTGGGTATAACGACGTTTTGGTCGGTCGCTAACACACCACCGATAGGCATACCGTAGCCCATGTGGCAGTCCGGCATGATTGCGATATGGTGGAAGGCGAAGGGGAGACGAGCTAAATTATAGATCTGGTCGAGTGCGCCCGCCTCGATATTGGGGCACCAACTCTTGACATGAATACCGCAGTCCGTTTCGAATGCTTCGTGCATCTGTTTGCTCCTTCTGTTGTACCGCCTATGTTGTATAATGCCCGTCTCTCCGGGCTGTCACGCCGTTCCGTGGTTGTCCAATTCCAGGCGTCCTCGTATCCGACTTACCAAACCACTTGGCCGCATCAGTCTAATGGCTTTCCGGTGCGATGAGCATCATGTTCACCATAGCTCACAGAATTTGACATCCCGGTAACCATCAAGGCGTGGCCTTGTGCTAGGTTAGAATTTCCAGCAAACTCAGGAGTGCGCACTGGTGTAGCTCCTCCGGGACTTGAAAACTATTCAAATGTTATGTATCAAAGCTGGCTCGTTAATTGGTGAGCCACGCCATCGCGGGCGCCTGTTTTAGTGTCCTCTGTGGGGGCAATTATCCGCGCTTTTCGAGGGATGCCATCCTCCGTATGCAATGACTAAACTGGTACCCGACGACGGGACTCGAACCCGCAAACACCACGACTCTTAATCAGGCTCGCTATGCCAATTCGCGTACGTGGGTGACCAGTAAAGATTATTCAAATTTTAGGTCCACCCCACAGGAAGTCATCCCGACTAAAGCGTTTTAGCCCCGTAGACCAGCGGGTAGGGCGGATAATGGTCAAATATTCTTAATCCTCGCACCCCTTCTCGACGAACAGACGTCTACTTTGGCGGCGAACGCATTAAGTTTCGATGCGGTGCGAGGAATAAAAATATGGGAGGTGCTCTATCCGCTGAGCTACACGTATGGGGGCGTGGCGGGATTTGAACCCACGACCTCCTCCCTAAAGCTTATTCAAATTTCAGGGGCGCCCGCCTAGCGGCTTCAAAGGCCTATGCGAAGCAATACGGTTTCAGTATTTTTATCGAGAGACGGGCGCAAACACGGGAGGCGAGATGACCACTTCTATATACACCCCTGACGGGTGTAGCCGGATTCGAACCACGCGATCTCCTCCCTAAAACAGGGAGGTGCTCTACCTACCAGTTGAGCTACGTCGCCCTGAGGGGGCGTCGGCAGGACTCGAACCTGCATCTCCTCCTTAAAACTGTTCATTCAAATTTTATGATTGCATTCGCGGAAGGGCGGCGCCCTTTAAGGATGCCCGCCCTTCCGCTCGACATAGGAGGTGGCGATATTTTTAGTGAGACGCCATCACTGTAAGTTTGGTTAGCCAGCAAAAGTAATCCATGCCTCCTACGATTGTTCAACTGTAGTCATTGCTCTTGGCGAGTAGTCTCGCGTCAAACATTAGGCATTGGTCTTCTCCTTTTGGGTGCTTTCCCGTGCGGGGCACAAATTCTATTTTCAACTTGTTGATGGGTGTCTTACCCGTTCTCCCCTCAACTTGACCTAAGTGTACACGAAAACGATCCGTTTGTCAAGTACTTTCTCAAAAAACTTTTAGAGGGGCGCAGCCCACTCTACAGCGCATCTTTCTTCCTGTGGTTCCGCCACGCGAGCCAGCCGCCCATGCGAACACCAGCCCAGATGATGCGTGCCTTCTTCGCGCGGCACTCCTTCATGGCTACTAGGAATATCTTGTCGCACTCTTTACGTGTATAAACACCAATATCATACAGATAGTCGTGCAATACTGCTGCCTCCCCGTGACGCCCCCAGCGGGGCACTATGTTCCAGAGGCCGCGCGGTACAGACGCAAAGTCCGTGACGAAGCCGGCGGGCACTGTGATGACGATACCTAATTCGTCGTATCGATACCTTAAGGGCTGCATTAGCCTCCATCGCTTACCGTCACCCAATGGGGTTACTACTAGTTTGTTTGTGAATGGCATTGTTTGTTATCTCCTTGTTCTGCTTCGCACTCTGCCTCTACCTCTAGTTTTTCTCCTCGTTCTTTTAGCTGCGTTCACTTTAGCTTTCTTCCTGGCGGGCGCACCAATTAGACCGAGACCAGATTCAATCTTCTGGATAACGCCACCCAGGGGAGCGCCAACGATATTGCTACTACCTTCGACCAACTCAAAAACACCGCGTAACGTTTGACCGTGGTCGGCATTGGATAATCCTTTCGCCAGATCTTTTGCGCCAAACCCGAGTTTGTTTATTGTGCTGCCAACAAGAGATTCGTGAATTTCCTCGGAGAATCCAAACAGTACTTCCGCAAATGCCTCCGTGCCTTCAACCGCAGCTTCTCCTACGCTCTTGTCTGACCATTCCACATCATTGATTTTTTTTGCGGCCCCCAGGATAACGCGAGATAACTTCCCCGCCCAGGGGACGAAAGACGACGGAAATTCAGAAAGGAAATTCATAACGTCATAATCGCCGAACCCGGCATACCAATCTAGGAATGTGTTTTCTTTCTCTAGTTCCTTGACATCATCTGGGTCAGGCTTCCATTTAGAACCAAGAGCCGCAGCGAGCTTAACTATAAGCACTGATGCCGCGCCGGTTCTGGCCATCCTGAATCCCTTCCGGATAAGGGAAGATGCAAAACCATTAGCGACAGCCGTTAGTGCTGTGCCCATCAGGTTCTTGGCATTCTCCGGGGTCTTGTTGTACTTCCATTTTAGCCAGTCCTTGTACCAAATATTAGCAGCGACAGAAGGTTGACCAAAGAACGGCAAGAAGATGCCGAAGCCTGTACTCTTGAGAGTGCGATACTGCACGGTCTCCTCGAGGGCTGTGGCTGGGTCTTGAGTCTTGCGAATAATCTCGTCAAGGATGTCAATCGTTTCGACTTCACTTCTTCCTTGATCCTTCAAGAGTTTATAGGCGGCTACTGCATTCCTCTGTTCTGCGATAGACATACCTTGTAGGGCCTTGCTCTGCCAGCGTCGCATTGCGAGTTGTGCTAAAGATTTACTGGCCTTTACATCTACCGGTAAGTTGGACATAACGCGAAGTTCATCCATTACCCAGCGATGGTAGAAATAGCCTTGCTTGAGCAACTTCTGTCGAATGGCTTCGTTCTTTTTGTCGGCGAAAAATCTAGTAGGTATCGCCAGCTTACCCGTAGCAAATGTAGATATACCCAATTTGCGCAGTTCGTTCGCGAGTAACACGCTACCCGGCCCCCTGTTCATAAGTACGGTGCTAAGCCTTGACCCCAGAATGGCCGGAGAGGTACGGCGCTGGATAGCCTGAAGGAACTTATCTATATCGGTCCACTTGTCCGAATGTTTGGTAACACCGGCGAGTGCGAGGACGTTATCCACCATGTTCTGTGCGAACTTCGTACCTAGTGTCTTAGCCATGGTTTCTTTTACTTTAGGATCATTAAGTAAAGATATTGCATCCGATCCGGGTACCAGCATATGAGTCCAAGTGGCCATGTCGTACACCTGCTTTTGGAACCTATCGAAAACATCGCCAAGCATAAGTACGTGCTTATGCGGAACTCTGTTCTTGGTAAAATTGGGATTCATTAACGACGCGACCTGGTTGTAGTCCTTGCCCCGAAAGTCTTCAGACTTCTGCGGTGGGGTGTCAGAGGTATCAGGAGTCATCACCCAATGGTCTTCATTGAAGAACCTTTCCCTTCCAAAAACACTCAAGGAAGCCAGGTTTGCCTCCGGGACAAGAGCATTCTTCAGCGAACGCATCTCTTCGACGATCTTCTTTTGTGAAGAAGACAGGGTGTTTATTAAGGGTCCGATGTCTTCGAATCCAAACTTATCAACGCCGGGTTCGTTTTGAATTCTTTTACGCTCAGCCTTAAAGCCATAAGATCGAAGGTGCAGCCGCGCCTGCGGGTCAAGCATCAGGGCATATAGCTCCATTATTTCTGCGTCCGTGAATTCGAGAACGCGACCATCAATATTGTGCTTTTTGAGTTTGACGATCCACAAACCCATCTGCTTGTTAGTGACATTGTTGTCTTTAAGCAGATCCTGAAAATCCCTATGGATATCAGCCACCGAAGTCAAGGAATCAATGTTTGCCCTCCGGAGTGATTCGTAGAAAACGCTATAGCCGACAGTGTCTATTTTCCCGCCGCCCATAACCAAGGCCATGGTATTCTCGTCGCCTCGACCATCGCCAAAAAGGCTTTGAAACCACCCTCGCGTCTTCTGCGTTTCATTGATTGACTTTTTAAGCACGGGCAACGTAGAGGTCAGATCTTTATTGAGCTGTCCTGCGGCGTCCCCTTTCTGCGTCTTATTTTTGTCTGACAACTTCTGCTGCATTAGGGTCGACATTTTGAAAAGAGCGGAAAGTTCAAGCGCGAGAGTTCTGTTGTCTTTCCAGTTAGCCTTTTCAAGTCTTGCTTCGACATCGTTTTTCAGTTCTGCTATCTTCTTTTCTGAGGCTTCCACTTCGGCATGCGGGGCTTTGTTTTTAACCAGGCGACGGCGATTGTTTTTCTCTTCGCGCAGTCTGCTGAGCGTGCCTTGAATACCCTTGTAATCTCTTATCAGTTTCTTCGCCTGGTCCCCAAAGTCAGTACCGTTTTCTGCTGAGCCGTTAAACATCTTCTCTGGTACCGTCTTGGTCAACCACCTACGAAGATCGGCTTTCCAGTATCGATTCTCAAGTGTGTTCAGGCGCTTTCGTGCATGGACGAGAGACTTAGCAATGTCGCCGCGAGTCGCACGACGTATGGCGAGCCTGTTCTCTTCGCCGATCCATTCGTTCATGTCGGCCCGAGCCTTCTTGGTCTTTTCTTTTTCCGTTCCTGGGCCATCAAGGATTTCTTCCAGATGGGTAATCATGAAATCGAACTCATCCATAGAGGTGCGCAGATTATCTGGTCTGCCTGCATTGATGGCCTGTATCTCTTTCAGCGCCTGGTCGATTGCGGCGTTGACTCCCTTCACGAATTGCAGCTCTCTACCGGCTTTCTTGCCCTCGTTAAAGGTGGAGCGCATAACACTAGGTATAGTCTTCGCCTCGGTTGGTTTGCCTGTCAGTTTCTTGTGTTCTTTCTTGAAGCGTTCGATTTGTTTATCCCTGGTCTTCTGATCTTTGGTGCCTTTTCTAAACGCCTCGCTCACTACTCCGGCAGGCGTCTTCGCTTCCGGTACTTCGCCTGTGATCTTTTTGTGCTTTCTCTTGACGCTCTTGAGCGCAGCCTTTTTCTCCGCCTTCACCGCCCGCTGCTTCGCCTTAGTCTCTTTCCTCTTGGCCTTGAGGCGTTCGATGTCGACCACAACGGGGCGAGTGATCTTGGCTGCTTCACCAAAGGTTGGGTCTATCTCGTTGAGCAGTTTGTCAATTCTCTTGAGGATAGCTTTCTCGGCTACACCCTTATCCTCAGATGTAGAGAAGGCAAGGCCGGCAGTTGCCGTAGCTGGACGTGCGAACATTGCCGCAGATACTATGTCGGCGAGCTGTTCATTAGTGAATCTGGCGCCAGATATCTTAGCGAGTGCTTTCTTAAACATAGCGATTAATCGTTTCCACCAAACCTTTGCCTTGTCGAAGTGACCAAGCGCGACACTGTCGGCCATCCACTCTCGCGCGGCTAGACGTCTCCCAGATGGGGTGTTTAATGGAATATTTCGCTCGTCGGCGTACTCCTTAATGTCTTTTCTGCGAGCGAGTAACAGATCCTTGAAAAACGGCTCCACTTCTTTACCAAGAACAGCATCGATGCCTCGATGTCCCACTAACTCGTGAGTGGCAACAAAAGATACTTCGTCCGGGTCTCTTAGATTGCTCGAAACTAAATACACGCTATCTGTATCGGTCTGGTACATAGCTCTAACCCTGAGTCCTTCTTCCGCCCGTTCTTGCGCAAATTCTCGCGCGGCTGGAGGCAGTTGATCTATGGTGTCCACAACTATCAAGTTGTTGGGCGGCACTGCCTGTTTAGACACAACCCTCTTGGCTATCGCCTCAACATTCGCACTAGTCAATCCCTTGACTGTGTCTCTTGGAGACGTGGAAAGAGAGAGATCTAACGGCGCAACGCGGCCTTCCTGCGCTTGCGCCTGCGTTCTTTCCTGGTCTTTTTCATTTACAACTCCTAGCGCGAACTCGTCAAATCCCCTGAGTTCTTCTTGTTCTTCTTCCTCGATAGCTTGGTCTTCTTTGTTATGCCACACCTCTATGTCGGCTTCTATCCTGGTCTTCTGATCAATCTCCGTTGTGGGATTAACTAGATCTTTCTGTTCGCGGTCGAGCCTATCTTCTGCGTCCTTCACCGCCAAGCTCGCTGTTTCATCGCGCTCTTCAACGGTGGGCGATCTGGCAATCTCAATAGCCTTGTCTGGGTCTACGCCCTTTTGAATAAGGTCGTTTACAAACAGTCCCTGCTCCATTCGTTTGCCGAGCATGTTTCCAGTCAGTGACGCCATGACCGCATCGGGATCTGGGGCGGCCTCATTACGTTCATCTAAGATGCGCTCAGCTTCGTCAGCAGTTACTGCAACGCCGTTGTCTGCAAACAATTGCGCAATTTTGCTGATGTCTTCGGTCTGCTTACTCTTCCTTTCATCAACAAATTCGGCTACTTTTTCTCGAGATTCTTCTACGTCGTCACTGTTACGTATGTCGGCAGACAATGCCCTTATCTGCGTGTCTGAAGCTTTAACAGAATCTCCGAACTGTTCTTTCATTTCCTTTCCGAGGGCTGAATCTTGCTGTGCTATTCTCTTAAGGTTAGCTGCGCCCCGGAGTCCTGTAAATCCGCCGCCTGTAGCCGCGAGAACCAGGGCGGTGATCTTCATTTCTTCTCTGCTCATAAAGGGGGAACGAACTCCCAAATCAAACACATCTAGGCCTGTGGCCAGACCGAGTTCTGAGGAAAGCCATTCTGCGGTATGCTGTATTGTTTCCTCCGCAAACTCACCGGCGAATCCGTTCCATAGAGAATTCTTGGTAAATTCAGACACACCAGGAGACGCGGTAAATCCGGCTTTGATTCTTAATGCTTGCTGTAGAAATTTACCCTTATCGCCCGCTGCTGCTTTGGCTGCAAAAGAAAGCATGCCCTTATACACTCTCTTTATTTGGCCGACAGATAACTTATCTACGCCACTAAGAAGAGCGCGCACAGACGGCCTGCTAAGTACGAAGCGAGATGCTCCAGGCAGAAACTCTCCAATACCCTCGGTACCACGCTCCATCATGCCCTGGATTGTGTTGCGAATAAAACCCTTTGCGATGTCTGTCTTAAATTCTTTGGCGTCGAAGTTGACTACAGTGAGTTGGTGTTCATCTGAATTCAGATTGTATTCATCGCGGATGTCCGCTGCCTGTACGGCGTCGAGCGCAGCTTTGGCTGCATATTTCGGGAGAAGAAAGGGAGTACGCAACAATTCTCGTTTTGCGATACGTGAAGCAGCGTTGATGGTTTTGGCTGGAAACTGCTTCCATGTTAGACTGGCTGCCGCCGTGCCAACTGCTCCTCTATAGGCTTTCCTAATACCGACCTTGGCAGCTTTTTCTATGCCTTCCTGAGCCACCTTTCTGCCGCCAGATACAACAGGTCCGGTCGCGGCAAGTTCTGCAATAAATGGTATAGTCTGCGCAATACCAGATCCCACGTGAAACCCCGTACTGCCAGGCAGAGATCTATCGAACATTTCATTCTGTATGTCTAGCACGTCACGATATGTTGCGTCATCAGTGGCGCCGTTGAGGGATCGGTAGAGAGTAAGTCCTTGCTTGCCAAGCTTGATGAAAGTCTTAGCCCCAAACACATCGAGGGCTTCAGTAAAGTCTACGTTGAAAAACTTCTTTTCTTTGAAAATGGCTAAGTCCGATAGAGTCGCCTTGGGTAACTGCGCTTTTTCTCGGAATGAATCAACCGCTGATTTCAAATTCGGTCCAGATAGCTTCTCCCAGTCACCCATCTTCTCGTTGAGAAAGTCGAGGGTGTGTTGGTTGGCTTCGGTACTTCTGAGGCGATTCAGGGTATCTTGTTTGACTACCTTCGGGTCGCCCACGACAAGAGGTTTGGCTGTTGGAGGTTGGAGTGTATCGTCAGTTGGTCCCTCGACATCTATAGTAGTGAATTGCGCGGGGCCCGTGGCCGGCGCAGGGGCTTCGGCTGGTGCGGGGGCGACCGGCTGCGGTACCGGCTCTTCGCCTCTGCGCAAGAGATCGGAGAAGATGCCCCCCTCTTGAACGGGCGGCGCCTGTTGTTCGGTAGAGACTCTGCCTTCTGTTTCTTTCAATAAACCTGTAAAGATGGTAGCCATCTAAGACTCCTATAGTGTTTCCAGAATGTCTTCCACTGTAACTCCCTGTTCGAGAAGTTTACCCAAGTCGCTGCGCTCATCCCTGGTCAGTACGCGCTTGAGTTTCTTTTCTACTTCCCTCTGCGCGCCGCCAAGTTTGCCGAGACGTCGCTTAGGCCTCTTGGACGCCTTGACCTCTGCGGCTGGCTTTTGGGCCGGCGTTGTGATCTCTGGGACTTCTGAAACCACCGGCTCTACGTCCCCCTTGCCGCCTACGGCAAACTCGGTTATGCCAATCCCGGATGCGGACGAAGGCGGGGTAGCTTCGCGGGTATCAATCACATCGACATTGAGACCTCGTCGCGCGGCAGGAGAAACTGGGCCTTGTGCGGCGGGGGGTCCGCCGATCAAAGGCTGAATGCCCGCGAGTGATGCGGCGGTAAAGGCTGCGTCCTGGGCAGATAGCTGTGGATTCTGTTTAGCAATCACTTCTGTCATGCCATGAACCGACAATCCTAGCGGAGTTATTTCTCCAGTGCTGTCGATAAGGGCGCCAGTTGCCGGTTTGGTGACAATGCCCTTGGCGTTAATAACTTCATCTCCAGATCCAATAGTGTTTATACCGCTGGTATTCAAGAACCCGATGGTCGCGTCAGGCGAGGGGATTATTGCCTTGGGCGTTTTAATCCCCCTGGCTTCAGTGGCGGCCACCCTGCGCTCGTCGAGCGCAAATTCTCTCTCCTTTAGATCTTGTGTCGCTTCCTCTTGGGTTATGCGTCTCCCTTCTCGCTCGAGCTGTGCTTCTCCGAGAGCAAACTTCTGTTCTTGAGATCGTCTTTCGAATTCCCTCTCTTGAACAACCTCTGGGCGAAGCGTCAGTCCCCTCGCCTGTCCATTGCTGGCGAAGCCATTTTCGCCCTGCAGTCCGCCCGGAGTCGTCGGGTCGAGTAACGCAGAGTCCGTGAACTGCTGTGCCGATTCAGGGGTGAAGCCCTGGGCAATGAGTCCAGTTGCGCCCTTCAGTCGTGCCTGGTTCCGACCAAAGCGAAGTCGTTCCTCAGAGAGGGCATCCTGGGCGGTCTGCCGGATGCGGTTCGTCTCGTCCATATCACGCTGCCGGCGAATCTGGAAGTCGAGGATCGTCTGGCGCCTCTTGGCCTGGATACCTCGGTTACGTGTCGCCTGGAATTGA